TTTATTAGGCTTTTTTTTTTCCTCTTTAGTCACTCCTTGAACAGTTGTTACAGTAGTCGAAATGATATACTTAACAAATTCAATGAATTGACCTTCAGCATTAAAAAGTCCACCTATTTCATCTAACCAATCGCAAACATCGTTTTCAGTATATATAACCTCTTCTTTGTTTGTTACACAAGCTGATTTATAACCAATGTAAATCATTTTTACAACCAAGTCTAAATCATATTGCGTTTTCCCTAATATTTCAAAGTACTTATCAATCCCTATGTTATTTGCTACGCAAAATTCACGCATTGACCAAGTACCCCACTTTAATAGGATTGTTTTGTTGTTTAGTTTAAGTTCGAACATAGTGTTTTGTTGTTTTTTATTAAGCGGTTACTGTTTGCGTTAAAGGTGGAACTGCAACCGTAAAAGTTGCACTAAATTTCACATCTTCTTTATCGGCTGCGGTTACATCAAAAGCTGAAATAAATACTGCTCCTGAATAAATTACTTGTCCTGCAACTGGAGTAGCTTCGCCCATTTTAATATCAAAAACTGTTCCTGCTATAAATGCAGCATACAACTGATTGTAGCTATCTTTAGAAGGTGTTCCGGTTTGGTCGATTGCAAATCCGTCAGCTTTGATTGTTTGGTTGTAAGCGGGTCCAGGTTGGAATTGGTCACCACATTTAGAAGTTGCATCAATTACGTTCAATGAAGAGGTAATTGCGTTTGAAGTTAGACAAGCGACTGGCTTAAATGTTGCGTCGTCGTCAATGTCTGCGAATAATAGGTAGTCTCTACCTGATACTTTAGTTTCTGCCATTTTATTAAATTTGAGTTATTGTTAAATTATATGTTATAAGCGTTCTAAATACATTATCCAAAGGGTTTAAACCGTCTAAATTTGATATACTATTTACATATAAACTTGACGAAGTCCATCCGCCAGGAAGTGTAATAATAGTATCCGAATTTATGTCAGCCAATACCAAATCGGAAATAGTTTCCGAACGTTTATAGCCAAAGTTAGCATTTTTTGTAACAATGTCCACAATGATAGTATTAGTATTTGTGTATCCTGATTTGCCTTGCTCTTGGCTTGAAGTTCTGCCATCTAAAATAATATACTCCGATAAGTTATTATCGGGAGCAATACCATCGTAAACAGGCAATCCGGTTGCCGTTCCCAAATTGGTAACAAACCATTTCTTTATCTCGATATTAGGATTTAGCATCTTTTATAGTTTTTTCTATTCTTATTTTTAATTTAGGTTTCTCCTGTTCAAATGCCGGTATTAAAAACGGTTGAGGTCTTAACCCCTTTCTTAATATACTTAAGGCAATCATATAAGCAGCCGACTTAGCTTGTTTCCCACTTGCTATCCCTTTCTTTTCTACCCACATCATTAAAGCCTTAACCATTTCCTTAAACGTTCCCCCTGTTTTAGTCTTGAACTGTGATGCGTAACTTTCATATCCCTTAGGAATAGAAACCTTGCCACCTGTTCCAAACTCTATATAAGGCGCATATCTTGCACTTGCTCCAATGGTAAACATAAACTGATTGGCCGCAGGAGAAACCGACTCAATAAATATTGTATTCCTTAAAGTACCTAAATTAACCGGAGCTAATCTCTTGGCATCGGAATATATCTTTAAGGCTGAAGCACCTACTTCATCTTTGATTTCAGCTTGAACCTTTTTACTGTATTTGTCAAACTTACCCAAGGCCTCGCTCATTCCTTTTATGTCTATTGTTATTGTAGCCATTTAAGCGTACATTTCTATTTCCCAAAATCTATGCGCATTGTCCACGTCCTTAATTGAATGTATCGTGAACGTTTGGTCCTCTACAACTAATTGGTAAGTATCGCCTATTGTAAGGTCATACCTAATAAATAGCTTTGCATATCTAGTAAAAGATAGCTGCATCTCCAATAACGCTCTATTTTGCGGCTGAGGCCTATAATCGCCCCATACAGTCGCTTGAAGAGTAAAAGTGGTAGTAAAGCCGCCCTCGCCATCGCTTGTCCTTGTTGGAGCGTAAACGCCCACTAAACGGGTCATCGAATTAGCGTCAACGTAATTGTCTTTATGTAGTCCTATTCTCATATTATAATATTGGGCTTGTTCTTGTCCATCTTTGACACACTCGCCAAGTCTTTTCACATATACCCATATCGTCAACGTCCATACCTCTATTCTCGTAACCGTAGTTAATTTGGTCCAATATGGCAATCTTTATCTCTTTGGGAACGGTTGACATTCCTGTTGTATAAATAGCCTTCATATTAGCCCATTCAGGACGTTGTAAGTTAGGATATTGTCCGCCCACTAAAATATAAACAGTATTAGCGATTGCGTTACCGTTAGCGTCCGTTAAGCTAGTAAAGGCGGTCATTGGACCATAAGGAAGTTGAAAGTTACCGGCTGCGTTAGTAAACCATAAAGTCACCGTTTTAGGTGTTATACTTATGTTAGCAGCTTTCTCTACGGCTTGTCTTGATTGGGTAATTAATTCATTAAACAAAGCATCTTCAACGTTGTTGTCAACTCTGCAATATGCCTTTGCTTCTGCAAGTGTTACTGGCTCCGTGATAGTGCCTAAATCGACTTGCGTGTAATCTATGATAAAATTATACATATTCCCTTTTTTACAAATTTACAATAATATAAATAAAAAACCCCCACCAATTAAGGTGAGGGCAATTTTATAAGTAGAACTTAATTAAACGTTACCTAAGTCAGCAAAAATAGCTGAAGTTGGTTGCATTAAGTTAATGTCCTCATAACACTCAATACGAGCAGTAACCATGTTTTGTTGGAAGTTACTTGCATTCTCATAAGAGAACTCAATAGCTAAACCTTCAACTTCAACACGCTCACAAAAATTGTTATCTAAGATTAACACTTTGTCATCAGCTACCCAAGAAGCAGAGATAACAGGTGTTCCCCAAATAGTGATACCACCGTTAGGGTTAACAATAACCGAACCACTACCTGCGTAGTAACCTAAAGTGATTGTCTCTTTTAATAAACGTCCCATTTGAGTTGGAGAAACTAATGCAACCGAAGCTACAAAGTTTGCACTCTTTTGGTTACCGATATAGTCAACTAATTGCTTTAAGTCAACAGTCTCAGCAGTTGTTGTAGAACCTGTTGCAGCACCGCTTACAGTTGTATAGAAAGCACTGTTCTCAGCTTTGTAGAAATCTCTTGTCAACATTCTTGGTAAAGTTGTACTCAAGAAAGGAAGCGAACGAGCCATTTGCTTAGAGAAAGTTGAGAAACCTGCGATATAGTCGTTAACTACTTTTACTTCGCTTAATGCGTAGCTATTTTCGCCTTTGTTTGAACCTTCAGTTTGAGCAGCTATGTTGTTAGTTGTTGCAGTTTCTTTGTAGAATACATAAAGACCGCTTTCGCTACGTACAGTTGGAACTAAGTCACGGAAGTTTACCGCTTGACCTGGTAAAACTGAAGCGTTAGGAGCATAAGATGCTTGAGCGTCTCCTGTTAAAGAAGCTGATAAAGTCATTGACTTTACATCGCTTAAATCTAAACGGAATTTACCGCTAGACTTCATTGTCTTTTCCATTTCGTCCATACGACCTTCTAACTTCTCGATGATAGCCTCGTCCATAAACTTAACTTGCTTAGAAGCAGCTTTCTTTTGAGCTACATTTTGTGCGTCGATTTGCTTTTGTGTTTCGTCCGCTAACACTTTGATTGAAGCCTTCACTTCATCGATTTGAGCAGTAACGTCGGATTTAATTCCTTTTACGTTTTCTGCCATTTCGTTAATTACGTTTTCCATTTTTACTTTTTAAATAGATTGTTAAATTGTTTAATTGCCTTTAGGATTTGCTCGTCATCTTCTTTCTTTTCGCCTTGCACCGGCTCAACTGATTGCTCGGGTTGAGTGATTTCTTTGATTACTTCGATTTCTAATATGTCGCTTTGTATCCTCTTTATTTCAATCTCTATTAAGCTAAACATTTCATCGGTGAACTTGCCACCTTTGAATGCTTTGATTAGCCTTTCGAGTCTGTTGCTTAATTCTTGTTTTTTGTCCTTCATATCCATTTCACCCTTAAAGCCTAAAGTTGGGGTTTCAGGGTTTGCACCCCATAATACCGCCGAACCTTCGTACATCTTTAGCTCGGTGATTGTTCTTATTCCCTCTTTGTCAACGTTAGATTGTAGTGTGCTAAATCCTATTGAGTGTTGGTTAATAAGACCGGCTTCGTATAACTTGATAATATCTTCGCCTTTCTCAGTTTCTATAATTGGAGTAATTGCAATTAGCATATCGTTCTCAATATATATTTGCTCAGGCTTACCGATTACGTTATTCATATCAGCGCAATGGTCAACTAAAGACCATATAAGGTTTTTGCCGGTTGGTCCACGTTCTGCTAACGTTTTAGTAAACGCTTCAGGAACGATAATGTCGTTATCTAAATCAATGTTACCGCATCTTGCCCATACGGCTTTAACTCGGCGTTGCTCACTGTCAACGTCCATAATGTTATAACCTACATCTTCTTTTTGGACAAGTGTATTTTTTAATTGCATTGTACTCATTTGAACAAAGTTATTATTTTTTTAATTATGTTAATGCGTCCGCTAATAATTGCCCTATTTCGTAAGCGGCTAAGTTTGTTAATAGTTCCCAAAGTAAACCTATGTCACCCATTGGCGGGTTATCTGCTAATCTCTTTAATTTACCATCCGGTCCTCGCACGGCTTCATATCCTAAAGTACATCGACAGTTGCAAACGTTTCCTGCGTGAGCTAACGGATCGCCTGGGTGTAACATATTATCGATATATTCTTTTGCCGGTACTACAAACATTTGGTCCATTGCCA